CTATCAATCTCTAAGCACAATGCATTGATGTAGTTACGGGTAACAGAGTATTCATCTGTCTTGGCATACGCCCGTGCTTTTTCTACTAAGTCATTGTTCATTTCTTTTCCTTTACATCTAATTCAACCGTTTGAATATTCACCACACTTGGTTCTCTCATTGCGTGTCCTAAATATGTTTCTCTATCTATTCCGCTTCTTAGAGATTCAGGATTGTCCACTAAAGTTTTTTCTGTTGATACATATGTGACAGAATATTCTAATATGTGTTTGTACATTTTCATAGTGTGTCCTTAATTTCTAACATTCTTCCAGTACTGCCATTATACAGGATACTTCCGGCATTGCCAGTAAAGCCTGAATAGCGATTTTTTAAAACCCTAACATTCGTGGTGTTACGTTCAATCGGGTCAAGCGCCTGTCCGTTGCGCTCCAACCCCAAAACTATATCACTTAATTGAGCAATAGCACCGGAGCCTCTAAGCTGTGACAGAGATGTAGATGCGCCGTCCTCGTGTCCTTTGCTTTCCGGGCGCTTGAGGTGACTAACGCAGATAAGGCTAATGCCTGTTTCCTGTACCAGCATACGCAGCTTAGTCATGATGGAATCCAATGCTTTACGTTCGTCACCCACATCACCGCCGCTAATGATAATGCTAATGTGGTCGAGCATGATATAACCACAATTAAGACCTTTTGCCATGTAGCGCACTCGGTTGACAATATTTTCCAAAGAAGTAGAACCAAAATGGTCAAACAAATAAATACGGTCACTTCCCAAAGTTCTATCAAAAGCATCTTTCAGTTCCTCCGGTGAGATTTCTACATCAGGTAAATGGATTGGTTTGTTTACTGCAAGCGACATGAGAGAACGAGCTGTCTTACGCACTCCCTCCTCAAGAAACATAAGTCCGATGTTGTCAGTGGTTTTGTTAAGTATGTGCCATACAATCTCTCTAAGAAACTGAGACTTTCCAAGTCCGGAACCTGCTGTAACCATAACAAGCTCTCCTTTACGGATTCCATAGGTGAGTTTATTAAGTTCCTCGTACGGATAGTCGCAATCAGCCTTTTCAATAGGCGCTGATACCATATCCCAGAGGGTGTTACCCTGAACAATTCCATCAGGTATATAAGACTCAGCACCCCACCAAGCATCAATAAATTCTTTGCCTGAATTATCTTTAAGATAGTCACACGCATCTTTATATCCTTTCTTATGCTTCATTACCTTGACTTTGCCGCCAAAGAGTTCAGCGACAGCCTGTGATGCCTTCTGCCCTGCTTCATCAGCATCAAACGCTATGACGATATTCTCGAATGAGTCAATCCATTCATACTGTGCTTTGCAGTCCTTTAAAGCCGCCGCCGCACCGTTTCTAACGCTAACGCATGGGTATTTAGACCCTTGCATCTGATACGCCGCCATAGCGTCTAATTCGCCTTCACAGATAGTCAAGTAGCGACCTGCTTTAGCGAATAACTGCTGTCCGAACAGCGTAGCGCCATTAAAGTCACCAGCAATGCTGAATTGCTTGTTCGCCACATCACGGGTCTTAACTGCCGCTAGTGTGCCATCAGCATCATAGAATGGGTAATAGTGCTTACCAGTTGATTGTTTAACACCGTAGGTCAGGCAAGTAGCCGAAGTAATACCACGGTCAGAGATACTAGAATTAGTAGCAGAGTCATAAAATTGTATGTCCTTGTTCATTGGTTTAACTGCCTTCATTGTTGTTGTTTCACCATTGCTGGCTGTGTAGGTTTCACACTTAAAGCAGTGAGTATGCCCGTCATCATAGAGCGCATTGGCATTGGAGCTACCACAATGCTCACACGGTAGGTGCTTTACGAATTTAGATTGAGTCATTAAAACTCTACCCCATCGCCTACTTCAATATCTTGCACTTCCCCTTCTTTGTGGATGTCTTCAATGCTCATGTTCTCAGCCATCACATAGCAGTCAAAGCGACTATTGCCATAAGTAGTGACTTTGTATGTCACCGTGACTGTAAATGTCATATCCACTTCTTTAGGTGCTGTTCTCATTTACATTCCTTCCGTATATTTGCAAGGTATCGATTGACCTTGTTTGTGGTATTTATCAAGTTTTTTCTCCAACTCCGCTATGCGGTCTGCTTGTTTAGTCCTATTTTCTTTGTAGGCTTCTATATACGACTCCAGCTTCTTGACCCTAGCGTCCATCCATTCCCAGTTTGCTTGCTCTTGTGTCATTTTGTTCCTTTCATAGTGCTTAATGAGTCAATCAAATCGTCAAACAGAATATTGTTTAACTGGCAATACAAGCGAATCTTTTTCAATGCGCTTTGCTGTATCTCGTAAACCGTACTGGTGTGCAACTTCATGATGTCCGCTATCGCCGGCAAACTCATCTCATACTCATCCGACTTAAAACCTGCTTTCATTTCTCACTCGCTTTCTTTAGTATTGCTCTAGCAAACCTAACCATGTCCTCATCAAATTCACGATATTCAAATATGGTGGAATCCTTAGTCAATTCCAATATTTCCTCCTCTGTAGGTTCTTTTAGTAATGCAGTTATGTATTCCTCTTTATCTTTTAAAAGTCTTTCGTAACCCATTCTTTCAAAACCAATTTCCCATCCTTGCAAAGCTGTTTCAAGTTTTATTATTTTTTCTTGTTGCTGGCGTAGCATGGTTGCTGCTTTTAAATACAAGGAATCCTCAAAAAAACTACCTGTATCTTTTAGCTCTTCAATTAATTCATTTGCGTTCATTTCTCTTGTGCCTTTCTTAATATTGCTTGCTTTAAAACTAATGGGTCATTGCTTGTCAAGCACCAAGTTGTATAAACAGAAATAAATTCCTCATCTGTTAGTGTCTTTGCTGGATTGGTGTAGAGTGGAATCCAATCATTTGTTCCTACTTTTACATAGCTTGGCGCTTTTTTACTTACAAAATTGTTTCCGCTTGTGGACATCCACGCTACTGGTTCATTGTTCATATCATTCTCCATTCACTTGTGCAACACCATGACGAACTCGCCAAGGGTATTCTGATTCTAACCAAAAACAGCGAGAAACACCATCTTTAACACTAAGCCACCCATGCCAATACGAATGCCCCTTTTTGTAGCTATTGCATACGGTATGTTCTAATTCCCATTTAGCGGCTTTGTAGCCACCGTAAGCGGAGATAAGGGCTGCCCCTAGCATGATTAAAATAAACAGCTCCCAAGGCGTTTTAATGCTTCTGTAAAGCCATCTAGTTTGGTTGGCTTCGGTAGTATCTTTATCCATAGTGATTTATCCATTGCAATGTATGTTTCTGCTTCGTCACGGGTATAGAATCTTCGAACTAACCCGCCCCATTCATCTCGTACTTCGTACCGTAGATTACTCATAGCGACAATTTTCCTCTTTTAATCATATACCTTACAATCCGTCTAAGGTAATTATTCTCAATACAGAACTGCGTTATCTTTTTATCCAAATCAGATGTTTTACCGTGCGCATCACATAAGTTTTCGACATGATGAATAACAGACACATTTCCTATTTCGTAATGTCCTATGTCCTCGTGCCTAGCCAATACATATTGCCGAGATGGTAAAACACCTTTATCTAAGTATAGCGACACATATTCCTCAAAAGACAGACGAAATTCAATTGGGTTTGCGTTTTTATCGATTCTTTTTTTAGTTGAACTTATCTTTGCGTTGTACTTTTTCATAAAGAATTTTACTTGTTCATCAGTTAAATTTTCAATCATAAGACAACTCCATCAATGCTGCATTTGCTTTAGCCTGAATCATTTCATCCAAATCATTTATAACCTTAGCATATCCGTATTCATCGACCAAATCCGCCATATCCGACAGAATGTAATGATAGCGTGCTTCATCTAATTCATTCATAAAAACCCCTTTCAATTAAAGACAACTTACAGTAATCATTGACATATTAAAAGTCAATGGTTTACGACAAAAATAAAAGACTTGACAACATTTACAAAAATTCGTATAATGCCTTAACAACATAGACTATCTTTAGATTGTTTCTTGATGTGATTAAAAACTATTAAAACCTTACAGCCCTGATACAACATAGACTATATAGAGGTTTGTTGTAGTTTTTTAATAAACAAAACAACATCTTCATCCTTAAAATTACTTTTCATAAGATTGTAAATAAACACAACCCATTGCACATTAGCGGGTTCATAGCCTTTTGTATTGTCAATTCGGTCAGGACTAGCATTAAACGGGTTTCTGTTCCCTGTTCCTGTTAGTCCACCAACACTAAAAGAAAGCCCAGTAACAGCGCATTTTCCACTGGTAATGATGTCCTCAATCATATCCAATGTCCACCAATCATCAGACCATTCATGCCCTCGTTTTTTTGAGTTTGCTTGCATATGTCTTTTTGTTTGTTGCGCTTTACCTCTAGCCGTCAATATCCGCTTACGGTAGTATTTATGCATTGCTTTGTTGTGTGCTTCACGATTCATAATCATCGCTCATTCCAATATTCATCCATATCCTCATCGCAATCGTCATTCGCATAGTCATCTATATTGTCCATAAGCGATTCAAGACTACCCGTATCCGCATCACTTAGTAAGTCATTCCTAACCTGCACGGGAATGTAAGCATCTACTGTCCGCAAGCAAGTCCCGCACATCTCTAGGAATTGCTTAGTGATAGCATGGCGCATAGTGGATTCAAAATCGTTTAATGCTTCATTGCAACATTGACATCTACTCATTGTTTATTTCCTTTCAGTTAAAAATTAGTCCGTAAGACCTTTCCAATAATCATACGCCTTGAGTAAGTCTTTTTTATTAAGGGCATAAATCCCGTAAGTGTAGGCGTTGATTGTCCCCCATGGTATCTCATCATTTCTGTGCGACTTTAAAACCTTATCGCAATACTTCAGATACAAGCGCCTTACTTCCGCCTGATATTCTCGTTTTGCTTGAGTCCAGCCTAAGCCCTGAACTTCTATTTCTTTAAACTCCATAAAAACCTTTCTAAGCCGTTTTACGGCATCGGTTATAGGTAGGTATTAACTTTAATCAAAGTCGTCTAAAATCGGTGTCTAAAGCCCTGCTAAGTAGTCAAACAGCCATAGCAGGGACTGAGTATATAGCAAAAACCCAGTCAATACGAATAAGACAGTATTTATTGACATATAACTACCCTACCATCGCTACAAACTGAGCAGACTGTCATAGTGCCATCGGGTGCAATGATGGTGATTGGTTTGCATCCTGCCATAGCGTTACCAGTCATAAATACCATTACTGTTAATAAGGTTATTAGTGTTTTCATTCTGTTTGCTCCGTCATTGTTAAGTTAATCAAGTCTTTCCATAGTGCATAGATGCCTTCATCGCTCATGGTGTCGAATACCTCTAGTCTATCAGGATGCCATGCACCCATTGCTACTATGTCCTGAATCATAAATTTTCTAGTGTTGTCAAAACTCATTCTGTAACCTCCGATGATGATATTTTAGATTGTGATTGAAATTCTACGTCCTCTATCTCCCAATCTCCATAAGTAAATTCTTTCCAGTCGAGCCGGTCATCCTTTGCCAATTCCCAAGCGTCATCCTCGTTATCCGCCTCAATGTAGCACTCATGGTAAACAAGCTGGCTGGCTACTACTCGATATAGTTTAGTCATATTAAGCCCCCGTAAGTGCTACGGCTAACAGATAGCCAAAGCCAATAGACAGAATACCAAATAAGACAATATTTAAGACAATCCATAGTAATTTAAGCATTTTCTGATTCGTCAATGTATTTATAAGACATGATTAAGCCTCCGGATGTAAGTTAGAAAAGCACCAATTACCTAGTTTAATCAAAGCCTCCGCCTCAACTATTGACAAGCCCCTATGCTCTGCGAATACCTCAATCGTCAGGTAATTATTTACCCAGTCGAGATACTCGGCGGAAAGTTGTTCTCTGTTAATCATTTTAAGCCTCTTATTAGATTGCTACATTGTTTAGATAGGTGACACCCTTGCGAGT